AATTTTTGCTATATCATTATCTTGTGGATCAGCAAATGCCAAATACCCACTTTTATTATTTGGAGAGCCAATTGTGATGCCTGCATTATCATTGTTTTCAATGAATAATGTGTCATGAGTAGTATTCGGTGTTACTCCGCTTTCACCTTCTTTAACATGCAGGGTGCCTACCGGAGATACTTCGTTGATACCGACACGACCTTCTGTATCAATTCGGAGCCTCTCATTTGAGGATCCATTGGTATAGAAACGAAGAGGGCCAGTCGTATCTGTTCCGATGAATGCACCGTCGCTAGCTGAAGTTCCAGCTGGACCTAAACGTAAGGTTGAATTGCTTTGTGTTTGACGAATATAAGCATTACTCGCATTTGAAATATCAAGTGCATGGCTTGGGGAAGATACACCAAAACCTACATTGCTTGTAAAGTTGGCAGTGCCACTAATGTCAAGAGTATTGGTAACATCTAAATCAGCGATTGTCGTTAATAGAGGTTCAGCTCTAACCCACGCACTACCTGTATAAACATAAAGTCTACTGTCATCAGTATCAAAATACTGGTTTCCAGCTACTGGGTTTGATGGAGCAGTTGCAACAATTGGGACTTGTGTCTGTCCCATCCCAACTGCATTTTCACCGCTAATTCTGACTACTTGATTATTACTATCCTTCATGAAAATAGAAGGATCAGTAGTGCTAAAATTAACTGCTAACTCTCCGTATTCCAGCTGATCTGCACTTGGAGTTTTTGCACTACCACTAACTAATACACTACTGCGCTTCAGCTGAATTTTCATGGTAAAAACCTATATAGACTGGATAAAAACCCTTTTCTTATTATAAAACACGTAATTATAATTTACCGTTGTCTTTAGCCTCGTCGATACTCATGACTTTTGTAAACTGCTCAAGGTTTTGAGTAATTTGTTCTCGCAGAAGTCGATTTAAAATATGTTGATAGCGCATCATTAGTGACGAGCACTGCTTAAGCTGCTCTCGCAAGACATTAATATCAGTACATTTATCAATGTCATCATTAATGATACGCTGCCTTAATTTGTCTTCAAGCTTCAACTCAAAATCTTCCGAGTTAAACATAATTGATATTGCTAATTATATTTATGCTAACTCTCTGGAAGCAATGACGTTTAAAACTCAGTTTTAAGAATTACATATGCAAGTTCAGCATCATCCATATTTAATGCTTCAGCCATTGCAAAAATAATTTCGATCATTGATAGATCACTTCTTTCATAACTCAGTGTAATCTCATCGCCGACATCATTAATTTCCTGTTCAAGTTTATCTTCAAACTTTGAACGAGTAGCAAACGATGGATATGAATCTGGCTCCTTCGTCTTAATGCGATTAATAAATTTAGAAGCAATTGAATGTTTGCATTGTTTGTATGACCCTTTATATTCTTTAGTTGCCCACGACTGCATCAGACCAGCAGTTTCTGTCAATGCACCTTCAGTAAAACGATCGAGACTTTTTGCAGTTGGAATTGGATATTGTTTCTGTCTGTTGACTTTGCGATTGCTACTGCTTTCAGTGGCTTGAGGCATTCTTAATTGAGCATGTGAATGATCAGGACAACTACACGCATAAACAGTCGCTGGAACCAAAGGATTAGAGGTGTTAAAAACTGCACTTGACCATGGATCGATATCAGTTTCCAGTCTCTTCCAAAGTGCTAATTCTGTTCCACTTGCATCATACTTTCGTTCGTGATTGTAGCTTCCATCTGCATCATAATCAACAACTTCCTTTGTAAAAGAGTTCTGCGCAAATATAAGAGTTGCTTGATTTCCCAATGGTACAAACAATTTTATTTCACTAGTAAAAGGTATTGACGTTAATTCAACTGTTGTGTTCAACTCTTTCACCGATTTAATAGTGAAAGGATTAATGATAAATGATGCAGTTGTTGCTTCACTTTCAATGACCTCAGCAGTTAAATACTTTTTGCCAAAATATTTTTGATAGTCATTTTTGTCAACAACATAAGTTCCATCAATTACATATGAAGCAGACGTCGATGAGAATAAAGATGTTAACCCTGAGATATCAAGCAGGCTAGGTGGCAGCTCTTGATTCTGATCTAGTAAATCAACTGAAATACTTGTCTTTGTCAAGTCTACATCGATAGCTGCAAAGCGTTCATTACCTTCAAAAGTTTCATACGTAGATCCTTCTGCAAACGTAAACGATGAGTTAATTGTTTGCTCTACATAAAACTCTTTTACGTATGCAAGTTTATTCACTAATACTTGGAAATCTCCACCGGCATTTTGAACAACCGAAGATGCTGCTAATGCAGTTTTGTCGATAATAAGTTTAATTGTTGTAGGCTTTGATCGTAATGACTTCCCAATATAAATACTTGGCTTACCTTGGCTTGTAAGTATGTTTTTCAAAGATGCTTCTGATTCCCCATCACTTATTCTTTCGCCTACCATGGTGCGAAGCATAAATGAATTTGCAGTCGTATTTATATCAACGTATATTTCTTTGTTTTCAAAATTATCTGTGTAGACAAGTTTATCGTTTTGTACGGTATTAACTGTTCCCAACGATGGAGGATTGACTGGAGTTCTTACTAATACATAGTGATTAGCAGTATCTGAATTTGTAGTAGCAAACCTGTAGCCGTCAAATTTAACGTTAATTTCTCCCGCCGTTCCTTGATACAATTTGGTATTGATCTCGAAGTCTACATACTTTTTGCTTGTTACATCGTATGGATCAAAATTAGGATTAATGCGTTGCAAACGATTCCACGCTGCTCGCATGTAAAATTCAAAGCCTTTTCTCCAACGACTCCATCCGCTGTCAATATCGTATTGCTCAATTGCACTACGAGTTATTGTAGAACCAAATGTACGATCACTTGGATATAAACCCGCAGCGCCTGGAGACTTACTACGATCAACTTTATTATTTACTTTTTTAAAACCAAATGACGATGCGTTACCAAAGCCATTTTGTTTTCTAGGCATCAATAGAACCCGCCTTGCGCTCCAATAACTGGACTGTCATCTGAATTAACAGGACTTGTTCCTTGAAGTGATACCCAAAGGTTAGATCCTTTTGGTATGTAGAGAGCATTTAATTGAGCATCGGAGCCAACTTGCGCAACTGGCGCTAAAATATTTGGAAGATCAGTAGAGGATGTTCTTAATCCTTTAGTCGTAGAACTAGCTAGTTTGCCAATATAAACTGCTTCTGTTGGACGCAAAAAATCAATTGCCGTACTTAAATAAAACAGAAGTGTGTACGCAGTTGTTGAACGCGCAATTACATATAGATCCTCAATAATTGCCCCATCATTAGCATTACAATTTACAAGAATAGCTGATTCATTCGTACCAGTAATATCCAAGTTAGTGGCGTGACCAGACACTAGTGTGTTTGCTTTAATAGCCGAATGGAATACTCGGTCAATTAAAAGTGGTTGTTTATTTGTAGCTGTTGTTGCCATTGTTATTTACCTCAAGCAGGTGGAGTGTTTCTTGCGCCCATACCCATGTTCATTCCCATGGGTTTGACTGATGCATCTGATTGCCCTTGAAGCCCAAGGCTATCAGCGCTTTGCATTGTGTTTTGCATCGCGATAGCTCCTGGATTCGTAATGGCTTCTTCAATACTGCCTAGTGGCATCATGCCCATTGGGCCAGGCAGATAAGGAGGTGGAGTTTCTTGACCGTATAGCTTTCCAGCTTGCGTTGCTGCAGATTGTGCAAGACCCATGCTTGGAAGCATATCCATCGTTTCAATTCCAGGCTGCATTTGCTCGTTATAGTTTGTTTGATTCAAGCGAGTGCCAGGAATAACATTTTGGCCTAAATTTGAACGTTGGGAAAATCCAACTGTTCCAAGTTTATCTGCTGCATCAGGAGCGAGCACATCGTCTCCATATGCCGTTTGAGGCGCTCCTGAAATAGTCCCTCTTTGTGGCTGGCCTCCACCCATTGATTTTGCAACTTGAGGGTTGTTCATCAAATTACCTTTTCCTTGCGGCTGGTTAGGAATAGGCTGCGCAGGCATTCCCATGTAGCCCATTGAATTGGTATTGGATGGTGGCGATCCGGGCATGGTGGTATTAGACATTGCCACCTGTGAAGGGTCTACATCACCTGCTGCTTTACGTCGATTAATTTTCTGATTATTCATGTTCAAGCACCGTAAACTTGTGGGCGATTATTAAGTCCTTGATACTGACCTCCTTGCTGCATCATTGCAATTCTAGCCATTGCATTTTGATTCATAGAGGTAGGATCTGTTTGTGGCTCTACTGTTGATGAGACACCTCCAGCCAAGAAACCTGTTTGATTGTATGGATCAGAAATAACGGAGTTTCCAGCGCTATCAGTTGATGGCTTAAAGTTACCAACTTGACCATCAAGAATATCACCGGTTACCATATTAGGGTTGCCATATTGTGGGCTTCGAGACATTTTGGCTTCATAGCCAGGACCAAATGTTTGAACCTGCTGCATTCCCCACATATAGCTATTAATAGCATCAGCTTGGGCTAGGGCAGCTGCTTTCTTGGATTCGAAATCAGTATCCCTATTCCGTCCCATGGTAATTTTTTGTGTTGCCATAGTAATCTTTTCTAATGCCTAGATCTATTCTACAATTATCGCCAATATTCGTTTAAAAAGATCCGACTACCAACTGCTGTGTCTGCAGGCCCTGGAACTGACAAAATAAATTCTGAACCTGAACGTTCATACGCATATCGTCTTGTTTCAGGCCTCCTATAGTTTGGTACATACAGTGTTTCAGCTAGTCGGTCAACTTCACGCAGATAGATTTCTCTGAAGTATTCATCACCTTTTAGTGGATCAGATGTTGAAATCGTACGTTGAACGTCACCAGCAATTTGCTCTAACCGACTGTAGTTAGGAGATCCGGCTGAGCTTGTTGGGAAGTATTCACTATTTTCCCAAGCTGTGTCACAACGTCGTATTTGATATTCAACCTGAGTGTACCAGTACTCATCAGGAATCAATGACATTGCTTCTTCCAAACGGGCTCGATCACCTGCTGGAATTTGAGCACCGGCATTGAAGCCTAAGTGAAATCTTGTTTTAGATTTTAAGTATTCATTTAATTCCATTAGATGATCCCTTGCTGACTAAGCGCTTTACCTAACAAGTTTTCCAAAATGATTTTATCCATCTCAGTTACATCACCCTGAGCCTGGATCTTGGCTAAAAGCTTTGCTTCTGCTGGAGCTTCTTGCATGGCTGCATTTTGATAGGCAGCCCCTAATCCACCACCGACAATTGCGCCAAGCAGTCCTCCTGCCATACGTGCACCAGGCTTCATAAGGCGGTTTCTGCCTGTCATGTTTCCGATGCCTTTGCCAATAGCGTGAACAGGAATTCCTGCTAACACTCCACCAATTGCACCACCTGCCGCTCCAATTCCAGCAATATCCTGAACTGACGGACGCTCTTGATTCTCTTTAATAATTTGAGCCAGTAACAGCTCTTCAGGACTAGGGACCGCCATCTTCCTTCAACGTATGTATTACTAGTTTAACTAATGAAGATAAGGTCTTCTTCAATTAGTTGCTCCCAGTTAACGCGAGGGATATTTTCAAGCTGTTTAAGGTTGCTAAATCTTTCTCCTGACAATGACATGCGTAGCTCTACAATTTTCTTGGCAGTTGAATAGCCGACTCCAGGCAAACGTTTTGCAATTTGCTCTGGTGGAGCAGTGTTTAAATTCAAGCGTGTATCTTCAAGAGGCACAACGCGCTCAGGTAGTTTCTCTTCCTTTTCTACAGCAATTTCAGGCGCTGCAATTTTTGAAAGCCGTCCTTTCTCTGTGTCATACGGAACTAAATGATCGCAGCCGACATAACTTACATTGCCGGCACTATCGCGAATCATTGCATATTCCTTGTCGTGTTTGCTGATAAATTCAACCAGCTTACCCGTCCTAGTATCTTGGAATAAATTTGACATAATCTATCTTTAGCGTCACTATAATTATAGGCACAAAAAAAGCGCCCGTGTTTGGACGCTCTTTACTATATTGATCAAATGAATCAGGCGCTTTGTCCTGCTTCGATTTGATAACCAACATGCACATCATCAGCGTCAGGAGCGCCTGCATCTTTGTAGTAGCAGACTTCGACGATAACGTAGGCTTGCTCTGAAGTATCAACGATAGACAGAGTGCCAGAGTACACGGCGGTAATGGTCTTAGCAGACGATTCAGCGGAAACGTTACTGCCGTTGTCAGCGTCGGTGTCCAGACCAGTAAAGGTCGTCGTAGCACCAGCTGTGGGGAACACGCCGCTAGATGCAGCCAGGGAGGCTTCAGTACCTGCGGTAGTGGTCAGACCATCGACACGAACAGTCTCAGTGCCAGCGGCTTTCAGGTTTACGACTTGAATAGCAGTGCGATAAACAGTAGAGCCAGCAGGGACAATGAAAGACTTGTCGAGACGAGGCTTGTCGTCAGAACGCAGGTCCGGAGAAGGGATGGACAGAGTTAAAGTTCCACCACCGCTCAGGTTAGAAGTAACCTTAGCGATACCAACGAGCTTATAAAACTCAACACCAGGAAGAGCAACAACACCTTGCTCTTTGTATGCATTTAAGTGGCTAACGTAGTTGCCAGGAAAAATCACGGTCATTTTAAGTTACCTCCTATCAATAAACGAAAGAGTAACCAACCGTGATGAAGTCCTTGTTCAGGATTTCAAAACCGGCGAACAGCGACCAGATCATGATAATAAAACGAGAGAAGTCGTCGTTGTTATTTAGAAGAATCTGAGCGTTGTTACCACCAATACCTACACCGACAGCTTGAGGTCCGAAGAAGATCAGCTGGCTTGCGCCGTAATCAGCAGCGGAACTACCTGCAGTCGCGTCGTTCACGACGAGGTTATAGGTGGTTTCAGGGAGGTTGGTTGACTCGAACCAACGGACGCCTTCAAATAGAAAGCCAGTGGGCATCACGGGCTGACCAGCAACGAAACCAGCCTGACCGTATGCAGGACCCATGCCTTGATAGAAGTTGGCGTTAGGTGCCTGATTGGGCTGCATGGGGTTAATCATGCCTGAGCCCGGATAGCGTGCGATCTCGCGGAAGTCGCTGTCCTGACGCAGATGCATCATCGCGGTTGGATCTACGATGCAGCGGTAGTACCCATCGGCGAAGGTCGGGACATTGCGCTTACGCATATCCTTAACAACTTCCAGCAGGTCGGTGCTCACATCAAACTTGGCAGATTCGCCAGCTGCATAAGTCACACCCAAAGTGCCACCGGATCCACCTTTGGCTTTACTGCCAGGTAGGTAGTAACCACCTTGCTCTGAGTTTGCTTCGCCATTGGCTTCAGCTTTCAGAAGTTCGTTAGCGAACACACGGTCGCGCCAGCGGCGGTAGTCGTCCAACAGCGTAAGTGAACCAATGCTTTGATGGAAGACATTGAGGTTGCCGGTGTCCAGAAGCAGGCGCTGGGCGGTGATTAGGGTTTCCCGAGCCACCTTGAAAGTGGAAGGCTGGGCCGTATCACGAGTATCAGCAGGTCCCGTATATTCACGAAGCGTTACTAATACCTTGTCTTTAACAATGTTGCGGGCGGATGCGGTGCCAAGAGTTTGGTCAGCGGTCCGCTCACGGGACTCCTTAGTGCCAGGCTTGCCCCAGAAGCGGTATCTATCCAGCTGGACCGTTTGACCGGGCTGTTTGCTGAAATCGTGGACTACCACTGGCTCAACTGCCATCTCAATGATGTAGGCAGGATGAGGACGGTAAAGCTCTGCACCAAGAAGCTTGGGAAAATCATTATCAATCCACATGGGATGATATCTCCGTAAGCTAAAAGGTTTATAAGTGACTTCGACTTAGTCACATAATACGATAATACTGTTTATTATTGGTATTGTTGATACCTACCCCAAGATATTGTGGTTATGGAATTTATAGATAGTTCTGTGTGGATTCCTGTTCATACATTACCTGGATATGAGTGTTGCATTGAATATTACGTTAACGCTGAAGGACAAGTAAAAAGTACTAAAGGACAGATCGAAAGATTGTTGAAACCAAAAATTAAAAAATCGGGATACAAAGTGGTAAATTTGACTCAACGTATTGGCAGAAAGAAAACTATCACTGTCCCTATACATACTTTAGTTGCCTTTGCTTTTCTTGGCAACCCTCCAACTCCTTATGGGAGAACTAAAGGTTGCTCAATCGTCAAACATATAAATGGTGATCGTGCGGACTGTCGATCTTGTAATTTGAAATGGATCAAACATTCAGAATCAAAAGCCTTAAAATATAGATAAGTATTTAGTCAAATCCTATGGCCGATAGAGTGATTTATAAAGGCGGTAAAACCGTTACCAATGCGGTTGGGAATATCAAACTGGTACTACCAACTAATGGAACTATGCATAAGTTCCCTCGTTGGTGGAAGAAAAAGCATGGTGCTTACATCGACTGTGCAATCTTTAATGTTACTTTGGAGAATGGCGTTGTAGTGCGATTAGTTGTACCCGCTGTTGAACGTATGCATCTCGAAATTAGGCACGACGGTTACGGTAATTTTACGTTCCCTGTCAGCCGTGTTGATCGTATTGCTGTTGTTGCAATTGACAGCCCAGAACTCTTGGTTGAATATCAATTTTCCAAAATCAGCGGAGGTAAAGTCCTCAAACGAATAGTCGCTGGTATACCCTCTCCAACTGCTCCGGAGCCTCAACCCGCTCCTGAACCAGAACCTATTGTTGAAGTAGAAGCAGAAGAAGCTCCAAAAATTCAAGTCCAAGTTCATCCGAGTCACCCTAAAGTTGATTTAGAAAAAATGACTAAAAAACAACTGCTTGATTGGAGCTTAGAGCAGGGACATGATTTAGTAAATAACCATTCCAAAGCAGAGTTGCTATCAGAATGCCAAGAAATACTCGATAATCTTTAAGCTGGTGTAAGTTGTCTTTGAGTGTCTGTCATGTTGTAGAAACTTAAATATTCTCGACCAATATCTACTTCAACATTGTATGGCAGCCTTTTCGTGTTTCTTGCATGAAATCCTACATAAAAATGATCACTAGGTTTAATATAAAGAGTTTCTCCATCGAACTCTTCTTTGTTCTTGGTGTATATTCTTACATCGAACCAGTTGTCTACATACTTGTTTCCTGTTTTTAAATTTCTAAGATCTATACGAATATACAAGTTTAAAATATCACTTAAACCATCTTTTGTTCCAGCGGTCACATAATCACCACTGGGATCACTTGTATCTACACTAAAATCTATATTTGCAGTTTCGTAATCATTAAGTGTGCCAAATTCTCTTGACACCCAAACAGGAGTGAAATTGTTTACTTGAATATCTAGGTTGGAAAATATTGATCCTTCACCTTGAATATCAAGTTTTATTTTGACAAATTTGTTCTCTGCCCCAAATAAACCTATTTTGTCTTCGTACTTAAATGTAAAAGGAATTGCAGTAATAACTTCCTCTGGGGCTGTATTAATGTTGATGCCCTGAGCAAAGTTGAGTGATTTTGTAGCGGAGTAATTATTTACATTGCTGCTACTATAGCCACCCAGCTTTAGAATTTTATTTTCAATAGCTTGCGTTACGTCCATCACTTTTTAATCCGAGTCCTATGTTTATTGTAAATTACAACAAACCATTTATCTCCTGACCTAACTCTCGCAGATTTCTAATTGCTTTTTGCTCTAATGTACGTACACGATCTCTGCTCATATTTAGTATTTGCCCGATTGCTGTCATAGACATAGGTTCAAGCACATCTTCACCAATTCCATATCTCATGCTGATTACTGCTGCTTGCATCTCTGGTAAGTCGCCAATCAGTTCCCTCACATCTTCTTTTATACAAGCACGCTCTAGAAGCATCTCTGGTAATTGAGTTTCGTCTTCAAGTAAATCAATCAATGCTGTATCTCGATTCTCCCCAATTTTTATTTCCAATGAGGTTGGCTGCCTAGCTTTGCACATCAGATCTTTTACAGCATCTGCCGTTAGTTCAAGCTCTTCTGCAAGCTCTGCTACGGTCGGCATGTAACCGTTAATTTGGCTTAATTCACGCTGAGCTTTCTTAAGGCGGTTGAGGTTTTCTGTAACATGAATCGGTAAGCGTATTGCCCTTGATTTCTCCGCAATGGCCCGCGTGATACCTTGCCGAATCCACCAATAAGCATAAGTAGAGAACTTGTAGCCACGACCAGGATCAAACTTCTCCACACCACGAACCAAACCAATGGTGCCCTCCTGGATGATATCCAGTAATTCCATGTTCCGTTTAGTGTATTTCTTGGCGACTGAAACAACAAGCCTGAGATTAGCAGTGACCATTTTGTCTTTTGCCTTTGTGCCATCTCGCAGCTCACGTCGAAGCTCCTGTTTTGATAGTCCTAGAGAAACGGCCAATTCTTCTGTTGTCGGGTTTCCCAATAACTCTTCGCATGCTTTAATCTCCATCAGTCGTTGTACTTTTCGACCTAACAAGATTTCCTCATCATGTTCTAGTAACGGGATTCTTCCAATATCACGCAGATATGCACGAACAGAATCACCGGAGATTTTTTGTTGCGGCATATGTTATCTTCACTGAAACCTTATCATAGCACCTTGGTTATATTTAAGGCAACATAATATCTGCCTTAATTAACATCTAAACGCCGTAAATGCCAGCAAAGCGGATGCTTTCAATTGGGTTTTCTCCACTTTCCAAGCTTTCTACTGCCATAGCTTGGGCAGCATGTTCGTTGAATCCTCTTTCTTTGTAATTACTAAGGTTGCGCTCATATTGCTCAATTGAACTTTCAAAATCTTCACCATGATGCAGCATCTCAGCAGTCATGTGATTTGCTGCTTGATCTTCCATTCCATCAGTTTTTAGGTGTTTCCAAATAGTTTGGAATACTTCAGGTTCCGTTTGTGAAATGTCAGCAGCTTTACGCACGGCACTATTTATTTACTATTTAAATTGTAGTAAATTAGCCTAAATATTGATTTATTGTTTATGCCATAGCTTTGGCAATTGCATCGCTTGTTTGAATATTATTATAAAACCCTTCTCTGTCTGTTGTCATTCTTTCGTTCAATAATTCCATTTGGGTTGGTCTCTGTATTTTCCCTCCTTCAGCTTGGGCATACATAATATCAGATAATTTTAGGTTTAAATTTTGTTGAACGCGACTATCAATATCTGATTGTTTTACGATCGCAGTTCGTACTTGCCCCATTGCTCCTGCCGCAGCTTGAGGTCTTGCGCTTGCCATGTTTTGATTAATATCCTGCATTTCATATTGATTCTGACGCTCTGCTTGCGCATTTAAAAAAGGATCAAGACGTCCATCATCCATATTTGTCATGCCAGGATTGGGTGGATTCATGCCTCCTTGTCCACGCTGCAATGCAGCATAAGGAAGTGCTTCTCTTGAATACTGCATGTTGCCTGCAGGCATATCAGAAATACGTTGAGCCATTTCAATACTTCAATCAATATTTATATTGTAGGGGATACAGAGTTGCATCCCCTTCTGAACTTAATCAGCTATCTTGAACCAGCACTTTGGTGGTAAATGCCTGAGCAGGTGCACTGGCTAAATACTGCCATGCATTCTCAGGGTTGTTGTCCATCAGTGCGCTGAAATCACCCCAGAAACCACGGGCACCTTCACCGGAGCGCTGACCGGGGGTCGGCATTTCCATTTGAGGCCGTTGGAAGTTCTGAGGAACGCCGCGCTGCTCTTGAGCCTGAATCTCAGCTTCGAACTGAGCTGCAGCTTCTTGCTGTTGGCGGACCTGGGTTTCGTCAGCGGTTTCTGTCGGATAAGGGCCGCTAGGACCAAAGAAATCATTGACGTAATCGGCCAAGATGTCTGGATTAGTCAGCATCAGATTCATCGCAGCACGCTCTTCACCAGCTGCTCCAAGCATCAAGTTCATGTCGTTATTACGACCGACCTGCTCAATCAGAGCATCTTCAACAGCGCAGGCATACTGATTCAGCAGTGCAGGAGCTTCAGCACCAAAGTGCTCCAGAACCTCAAGGCTGTTGTCAGAGATCTGACTTAAGTAGCTGTCACCCGCTGGGGCGGCGCTTGGCGCGGTTTGGGCCTGTGCGAGGGCCTGCAGCTGCTCTTGTGAATAAGTTGGGGTTGAAACTTGGGGACTGTAAGTCTGGGCTGCCTGGTATTGGGGCTGAGCCTGTGGCATTTGCGGTGCCTGTGAGGCCCAAGTTGCCTGGGTACTGGCCTGTGGGGTCGGTGTCTGATAAGCCGAGTACGACGCCTGGGCCGGGGACTGCTGCGGCGTATTCAGGCTTGCGCTCAGTGCCTGGAACGCCTGCTGCCATGGATTCCCCTCCGGTGCCGAAGCCTGCGGGGCCGCTGTTGGTTGGTAGGCCGGAACCTGGGGTTCCGCTACCTGCTGAACCTGAGCCGCCTGGTAAGCGGACGGGTCGCTCATCACGGGTTGGGAGACCGATGTCGGCACGCTTGCGGTCGGCGTCGGAGAGCTTACTTGCGGCGTCGTCGCCACTGTTTGGTTGATACTTTCCACTGTAACTTAACTCCTTTCTTAAGAATTCGAGAGATCTATATAGGAACCCTGTAATGTCAAGATTGGGATCTGACGCTAAGGGCATATTGGGCATCTGTGGGTGCGGTAGCTGATACAGCTGACCCAGCATTCCCACAAATGTATTGAACGATTGTTGTGACTGCTGAACCATGCGGAACGGATAACCCGTTAACATTGCCGCACGTTCTTCGTCAGTCTTAGATGGGAACAGGTACTTAAGTGCTTCAATCGAATCAACACCTAATTCCTGTAAGTTGCGAACAACAATACTATTGTTAAGAATGCCTTGTGAATCCTCTTCAAAGATTTCACCAGTCCAACGCCAGCTAACTTTTGTGCTGCCGTCTGGGATAAGACCAACTACACCTTTCGGGATATCACCTGCCTCAATACTAGCACTAAACAGTTGATCACGACTTTCTTCGAATGTAGCTAACTTCTCTTTATAATCAGCATCAGCTAATGCATATCCTTCTGGATTACCTTCAAATTCTTCAGGCAGTGGGATACTTGGTTTTTCTAACCCCATTGCTTGAGCAAACGATTCCATGAATAGGTATTCTTCATGCTGAATCATCATTGCAAACAGTTGGCATAGACCATATTTGAAAAGTGCTTTCGCTTTCTTTTCTGCAGTAGCTGCCACTCTTCCGTAGAGAGATTTCATCTCATACGCTGTAGAAGCTGTTCCAATATCAATATCGTCAACACCTCCTAATGCAAGCCTAATCTCAGAACGATATTGCTTCACATACAAATTCTGATCTCCGCTAACCGCATCAGGTGTCATGTAACTAACGCGATCAGTCGGCTCAAGATTGGCAATAACACGAGGGACCTTGATCTGTCCGTCTAGAGGGGATGCTCCACCAAAGGGTTGGCTCACTCTTGTAGAGGGCCTATCCATTGCATAGAAGCCAGCCTGAGAGCTGATTGTGGGTCTGAAGGATGAATCCCCGTCAGACTCAACAATGTCGTGTTTTGGCCTACTAGAGACTAAAGTTGGATTTCCAAAGAACCTCATGTTCTTTCGGACATTCCTTACAAGCTCATCGTGGAACAAGATCTGATGTGCTAACCAATCAAACTCACCAGTACCTGTTGCTTCTCCTGTGCAGTCCAAATGATTAAAGACTTCAACTGCGGGAATAAAACCTAAACTGTTGACTAATACTTCTGTCTGTCCCGGTTGGGTTAGGTTGGGCATTCCAATGTCGTTTTCAAAATCAATCTTTTCATTACTGATTGTTTGCTCGATCCGATCTTTGTAGACACGCAGCTTGATGTACTTTTTCTTTCCTCCACGTTTACCCTGTTCAGAGAATGGATTTGCAAGATTGGTCTCTTTGACAGCAAACGAATACACTAAAACAACATTGTCAATTTCACCAGTTTGGTTGCGATAGCATCTATAGCTATCTTTTGGGAAATACAACATTTGATAGGTTTCCCCGTTAGGCCTGAAATAAAACAGACCTTGACCGTCACACAAGAAATAATCAACAATACTTTCTAACTTCATCTCCATCATGTTTTCTTCAAACACGTTGGCTATGAATTCTCTACGCCCTCCATACGAATCTTGTTCGCAGTAAAACTCTACGCCACGCCGTAAGATAAATAGCCGCATCTGTGCAAGATGCGACGATACAATCATTGTGTCAATTGTAAGATCACCACGCCGCTCTTTAGCTGCATGGATAATCTCTTCAAACTGATTACTTGGATTATTCATTTATTTACGGGCTTTTTTAAAGTCTAACGATTAGCTGTATCTTTTAGCAATTTCCTCGATGTTATTTGTAGGTGGCTTATACGGTTCAGGCATAACAAATGTTGGTGGCCTAAATGCATAGGTATCACCTAAATACCTATTCTGCTGATTAATCATCATGTTCTGGAAATATTGAGGCTGCATTGCTGCGTTATAACGTAACTGATTTGCACTTTCTCGTGCTCCTGTAGTCTGTTGAGCACGTGCTGAGGCTTGAGCTGCTCTGGTTGAACCACTGAATTGAGCTTGGGACTTAGCGAACGCATTATCATTTAAGGCACCCAGTGCTGCACCGCTAAACATATTATCCATCATGGGATTGTATGAACCTGTTCCGGCACCACTTCCAGATCCTCCCACTTGATTGCCAGCATTGTTGTAACCGATAGTCACGCTGTAATCTGCACCTTGGTTATTATTTCCAATAAATGTGCCAGTATTATCAAAGATATTTGTCTGGTCTCCCATTGTTTTACCAACATTAGAATTCATATCACCACCAACAGCAACACTGCCAGTGCCAATTACACGTGTATTCTGCGGAGCTTTTCTTAATCTTGGTGGAGCAATTCGATTTCTTGGTGGACGTTCTTTTTTCGGAGTTTTAGTTGGTGTTGTGCCAGGTGGCTGTACTGGCATTCCCACTATCGGCAGCCGATTTGGGAAATCGTACGTAAGCGCGGGATAGTCCTCGACCGCACGGACATCCGGACGAATGCCTTGGGGAGGGATTGCACGCGTGTCCCCTGGTAACGGCTGAACGCCTTGCGATCCAAAATTTAACTGCTCTTCAGTAGGTGCAAATGGATCGATTTCACCATATCCTCGACCAATTGGATTCATGTTTGAGTCCAGTTGTGTCGGCTGACCCATCATTGGATTGGCTTCACGCATTTGAGTTTCTGCCCAGTCATCCATACCTAATTCACCACCACCAGTTTTATATTCCGCAAATCTGTTGTTTTTATTTTGTTCGCGCAGATGGCTTGACCACTCCTCATCTGTTGATGGCTCTAAACCAACAACGGAACGTAATTGATCAAATGCTGAACGTGTTGTACCGCCAGCAGCTCGCATATCATTAACGGCATTTGTCACACTTGGACCTGATTGCTGTGGTCCACTTGTGGTGTTTTTAAAGTAATCCTCGTTTAATGCAACGCCACCGTCATTGTGAGTATATGTTTCTCCAGTTTCCGGATTTGTAATGGTTTTCAATGCTTGTGTCACTGCCATGCCGTCTCCGCTTGGTTTCACCCAATCAGGCATAGATCCATCTCTGTAGCTATAGGCTTTTGGCCCTTCATTAGGTTGCTCCGTAGCAGTTAATCCAGGGTTTTTAGCATTAAATTTCACGTTTGGCCGTTGCTGAGCATTCATCATGCTTGCAACTGATTGATTACTGTTATTTACATTGCCAGCAGTGTTAGAGCCTGTTGTAGTGCTGTAATCAGCTCCTTGATTATTGTTCCCAATAAATGTTCCAGTGTTACTAAAGGTGTTAGTTTGATCTCCCATCACCTTCCCAACATTTTGATTAAGATCACCGCCAACAACAAAGTCACCAGTTCCTTTGTAAACAGATGTAGATCCTCCACCGTTAGCTGAACTTCCAGTTTCAGTTGTATCTGAACCTCCCATATTAATTACATTGCCACCACGTTGGCTATTATCAATTGTTTGAGAGTTGTCCGTGACAGTAGTGTTAATATCTCCAGTTGGAACAGGCTGAGGAGTTGCAGTTGGCTTGGTGTTAATGACTGGCGAACCATCTCCTGCATCTGTTACATCTGTAGCAGGCTGCTGTGTCATTGCATTTAATCGTTCATTTAAAAATGACTGTGCATTAGTACCGAAACTGTAGTTATTCTTTTTTGCCCAATCATTAATATCTCCAGCACTGAAATTACTATCTTTTAGTAAAAACTTTACTTCTGATTTGCTAAGATCTGCGCGTTCGGTTCCATCTTCTTTGGGAGCTGTTCTTCCCATAGAACCAACATCATAGTCGTCTAAACTTGCAGGTTTTGAGGCAGCACCGTGAATACCAAACTTTCGCTGAACAGATGCTTTTACATTTCCAACACCAGCACGTTCTGCAACACTTTTAATTTGAGCTTGAGAGAATCCCTGCTCCTCCATCTTTCTTACATCTTTGCTTCCAACAGTTTTCCCAAAATTATAATTATCTGCTTGCTGCTGATTTTGATATGACTGTGCAATAGCCTTGGCACTACTAGCGTCTCCACCTGATTTTGCTACTTGTTTTTTGGCGGCTTTAAACGCTTTTTTATCTCCACCATATGCTTGTTTTTCTTTATCAGATAATTCAGACCACTTTGCCCTAGCCATTTCAATTACAAATCAAAACTATCTTCATTGTAGTCTAATTGTAAACTACCCCTCCTCAACAACCCGCCTATAGTTAGCACCATAGAATCCACTGCATCATCGTGTTGTGAATGTCCAAAGTTTATCAATTCTTCTTCTAAAATATTCCATGTTCGCCACTTGTTCCAAATAACTTTTTTATGTTCAAAAAGACCAAGCACTCCTCGTAGTCTTGCTAATTTATCTCCTTTAAATCCTTTTACTGGAGAGCATTGTAAATTATATAGCGCTCTATCTTCAAACATTATACGTTTAAAATCTCCTTCAAATGATGATTGATACGCAACTGCTTCAGGCCATATTACACATGGCGACATAGTTGGGAAAAACTGTTTCTCATCATTTTCAATCAGTATATTCCAGTCACCTAGCATTTCACACAAGGTGTCCATTTTTTCTATATTACCCATTGATCTACATCGTCTCTGGTCAATAAGATATATTTTTCCGTCTTTAATGCCACCAAGTGTAAATACAGTCCAGTCGTTCTTTTCTGATAATCCTGCGCTTAAGTCAATGCCTACACCGAGGCAATCGTATTCTTCAGGTACTTCGCCTTTAATAAGCAGCTCTGGTGATATACCTACTTCAGTTGATTGGACAGCTGTGTTTAAGTACTGATATGCAAAAGCAACTCTATCCTCAAGCTTGCGTTCGTTCAAGTATTTCATTGACCAGAACTCAGGCCAGTATGAGCGCTGGCGTCCGTCAGCATCTGTGATGACTGCTTTTTGAATTATTTGTTTCCAATTATTTTTGGGTACAAAGAGGGTCGCGTGAATATCGTCAAAGTGGAAGCGGGTTCCCAGACAGATAGCCCGTGCACCTTGGAACATCGTTGGTGCGATAACGTTAGACCACGTCTGCTCCATCTCACGGCGAATGTCTGGGTTGTTGATCGAAGCGGCAGATTTAATAGGGTCATCAATAAGCACCAGCTGTGATCGTTTAGAGGTGATTGCACCCTTGAGACCACCGCACGCAATTGTAAAAGCTTCCTCACCTGCTGTATCAATACCCGCAAATTCATAATCAATTGACCAATATTCATCCGAACGCTTTATTTTACTTAATCGGACCATCGGAAAAATTTCTCGATATTTAGGGCTTGTCAGTATTCCTTTGATAGTTGCTGACTTTGCTCTACTAATATCAACCATGTACGCGATGTACAGAATACGCAGCATTTGCTTGGCAGCTGCATGTCGGCCTATCATCCAAGCTGCAAACATACCAAGGACAGTACTTTTGGCAGATCCTCTGGGAGCCAGAATAGATGTGTTTGTTCCTGCTATTCCTAGTAGACATTCGCTATCTTCTCCTGTACATAATTGCATATGCCATTCCAGCATGTGTTTTGCTGGAGGCTTTCCCATTGCAGTGCAGAAAGCTATGAAGTTATCTCTTGCTGCTAATACTTCCTGTGATGGTGGTTTTGTTGTTACTTTTGTAGCAGTCATTAGTGCACTGCGTCGATAAGCCAATGCTGCACTTGGGATTGCCATATTAATCTTACATAGTGATCTAAGTCTAACGTTTAGATTTTGCCCTCAGCCCATCGCTGTGCATATCTTTCTTCTTCACGCGAACGAGCCCGCATTCTTGCATTCTGTATGCGAGTAATTTCAAATGCAATTCTCATTGCCTCAGCCAGACGTCTTGCTTCCAATGCTCGTGGATCATATCCAAACAACGACACCACATTTAAATCAGGCATTTGTGGTAAGCGTTTAATCAATGAACCAGTTAACCGCAAAGCTCTGGTGCTATGGCTTTGAATTTCAGGTAGTTCGGGAAGTTCGGGAAGCATTAGCTGTTACTGATTTCACTATAAATTTTTGCCCATGCTGCATTTATAGCATTTTCGATGGGCTCAGCAAACTGTGGATCATCCTTGAAAATATTGGTAAGTTCTCTCATCACTCGATCAGCACCGGCAAGGATTAGACCACGTTTATCAGTGCTTTTATTCATACGATCCGAAGTTTCAATATGCGCTCGAAGTTCCTTTTCAAGAGCTGCCAGACGCGCACAACCATTATCTCCTTTGACTTCGCCTGAGGTAATCGCCATTCTAAGTTCTTGTATATCGGAGTGTAGAGCAGCAATTTCGCTATTAAGTATTTCACGGCGATTTAATTTCCGATACTTCATTTTTACCCATCTAGATAAATCTACGAATGAGCCTTCATAACCTACTATTCCAGCATATACCCAGATTTCAATGATAGAAGGAGTAGCTTCGGCAAACTCTCTAAAGTCCTCACTTTCAGCTGCTGAAATAGTATCTAACCATTGATCGACAACGGTTAGATAAACCTTACTTGTTTTAGATGCAGTAGTCATCAGAACATACCTGCCAAACTACGAGCAAATTTACTTTGATTCCTTCGATCAGTCATTAGGTTCTTCTGTGCGTTGTCTTGTGATAATCTCTCTTGTTCACCTGTCGCTCCGATCTTCTTGACATCGACGTCCCCTTGAGCACCAATGCTTGCCAAATCTTGCTCTCCTTTTAGTGTTTGTAATGCTTTATCAATAGAACCCTGTGACTCAATTTTGCCGATATCCACTTCACCTTGCTTACCGATCTTGCTGATGTCTACATCACCTTGAGCAGTAATCTGTTCTTTCGCCTGAGCCCCCTTCGTTTCTTGAAGTTTCTGATCAATATCACCCTGTGCGCCTATCTTCAATAGATCCTGAGCGCCTTGCCCTTCAATCTGAGCTAAAGCCTGTTCACCCTTCAGCCCCTGCATTTTTTCATCTAAGAAACCCTGTGCTTCAATCTGCTTCAGTGCTTCTGCACCTTGCCCACTGATCTGCTCCAGTGCTTGCTTGCCCTTCTCAGTCTTTAGCCATTTATCAATGCCTCCTTGTTCTTGGATCTGCTTGATAGCCCCAGAGTCACGCAGCTCCTGAAGAGTTTGGTCGTTGACACCTGTCTGCTTCAGTTGATCTAGAGCTTGCTCTCCTTTAATTCCTTGAATTTTCTCTTCAACAAATCCCTGAGCTTGAATCTTGGTTACATCTACTTCACCTTGACCAGCAATCTGCTTCAGTGCTTCCGCACCTTGGCCACCAATCTGTTCTAATGCTTGCTGACCTTTTTCAGTTTGGAGCCATTTATCAACGCCACCTTGTGCGTCAATTTGCTCAACTGCTCCTGTGTTCCTCAATGTTTGCAGTGTTTGCTCATTAACACCAGCCTGCTCTAGTTGCTGTAAAGCTTGAGAACCTTTTGTTGTTTGCAGCTCTTTCTCGATTTCACCTTGTGCTTTGATTTTGTCTACATCAATACTCCCTTGAGCACCAATTTGAGCTAAAGCTTGTTGACCTTTTTCTGACAACAGCGCAGCTTCAATGTCACCTTGAGCAGTAATTTGATCTAATGCACCTGTTTGTCTTAATTGCTCAATCTGCTGGTCATTTAGACCAGATTCTTTGAGTTGAGCAAGAGCCTGTTCGCCTTTAATATTTTGAAGCGCCTCCTCAACCACACCTTGAGCACCAATCTGCTCCATGGCTTGCTCGCCTTGTTTAGATTTAAGCCATTTATCAATTCCACCTTGTGCATCAATTTGAGTTACCGCGCCTTGATCACGTAATGCTTGCAGCTGCTGATCATTTAAACCAGACTCTTTTAGCTGCTCTAGAGCTTGTTCGCCTTTAGTAGTTTGCAGTGCTCGATCAGCTGCAATTTGAGTTTCCAGCTGAGTTTGTTGTTGAGCACCTTTTAGTGTCTGAAGATTTTGATCAAGCAAACCTTGTGCTTGAATTTTAGATATGTCAACAGTTCCCTGACCTTCAATTTGCTTTAATGCTTGTTTCCCTCTTTCAGAAATTAATAATTCTTCTACACCACCTTGCTCTAGAATTTGACGAACAGCTCCATCATCCCGAAGACTCTGTAACTGTTGATCATTCAGGCCAGCTTGCTTCAGCTGTTGCATTGCTTGCTCGCCTTTAGTGTCTAATAGCTGAGCCTCTACTTGCCCCTGTGCAGTAATTTGATTTAAAGCTTCTTGGCCGCTTGCACTGATTTGCTGCAGAGCTTGCTTACCTTTCTCAGTCTGCATCCACTTTTCAACATCACCTTGTGCAGTGATCTGGTCAATTGCTCCTGAGTTACGAAGGTTCTGAATATCTGTCTCATTCATCCCTTGCTGACGAAGCTGGGCAATAGCCTGCTCTCCAGTTTGTTTTTGAAGGTTGCCTTGAATATTGCCTTCATGAGTCAATTTGTTTAAATCACGATTTGCTTGATCAACCGCAAACTTGCCTTGTAGATCAAACTCTTCGCCCATCTTGGCCATGGTGTAATCAAACTCATCGGCCATGATGGTTTGTTGGTTTGACAACTCCAGATTGGCTGCATTAAGCATTGCTTGAGAAGCAATAGCCTGATTGGTGTAGGCCAAATCCTTTGTATTTTCTGTGTCAAATGCCTGCTTCACCATATCAGTCATGAACGTATTCTTCAGGGCCTGTCCAGCAGCATCGTCCTCTCCAGGCTGCCAAGACAAGAACTGATTCATGATGCTTTGGAAGTTAAACAATCCTTGCCCAGTATTATTATTGTTTTGTGGAGCTTGAGGTGAAGAGCTAGTCATTTACTTCTATTGTTTTTGCCTTTATTCATTCTACAAAGATACAATGGTTGTATTAATAGTGCTTACATATGACTTTCCGTTCTTCAGCAAGATCTAACGTAAATCGTTATATCCAGGCAGGGAATGCTGCTGCTAGTGCAGGTGTAGAAATTAGCGGGGGTATTGCTGCTAATCGTCCTCGTTTTGACAAGATTGAAGATGCTCGAATGCAGGTTCATGCGGATCTCTTCGAAGCTGCTATTGATGCTGATGCAAAGGTTGCAAAAGCTGGAATGTCAATTAAAGCTGCACGCGAGCAGAGAAAAGCCAAGGAAAAAGCTGAGAAGAAAATTAGAGCATCTAACAAGTCAGCTGCAATGGCAGGTAAATTAGCTGCAGGTGCTCAGGCAATTGGCCTCAGCCAATATGTAAGGAATCAGAAGCAAGAGGAAAATCCATTATTAGACCTTTATCAGCAACAACTTAATAAGACTGGCTCTAAATTAGAAGACGTGATGGCAAAACTAGATGCATTGAATTCAGGACAAAAAACTGAAGGTACTAATCCCTCTTCATCTATTGATGAGTCTTCTCCTTCAACTTCTTCTACTAACTCATATGGAGGCCTTACTGGTGTCTCAAAAACTATTGCTGATGCAGTAGCAAAGCCTGAATCTGGAGGATACGGTTACGAAGCTTTTAATCAAGGTGGCGCTGCCGGTGGAACAAAAGTCGTAGGTAAGTCTGGCAACTACTCAGACACCTATGGCTCATCTTTGACTGATATGACTTTGTCAGAAATTTTTCATAAACAAAATACTAAACAACGTGGTTTAAGTATGCAAGAACATTTAGATCAGGGCGGCTTGCATGCGGTTGGAAGATATCAATTTATTGGACCAACTTTGCAAGAAGAAGTTCGGCTTATGGGAATAGACCCTGAAACAACTAAATTTACTCCTGAAATTCAAGATAAGATATTCTTGAATCATATTAAACGTGTCGGTAATGTTAGCCCTTGGGTCGGTACTCAAAATTACAGTCAAACTGAAAGAGATAGGCTTAACAACTTAATTTCTCAACTTTAATTAAACTGTCATACCAGCGAAGGCTTCGCCAAGGTTGCCTAAGCCTGACATCAAAATTGCAATTGCTTTGTCTTTACGATCTTGAGCTAACCGAGCATCTGCTCGCATAGCCTCAGCTTTTTGGAACATCAGTTGATCTCTTTTGAATTCGAGATTATCTGCTCGCTCTTGATAGTACCTACGATCATTTTCTCTTTCACGTGCTATACGATCTTCACGCTCAGTGTTATAGCGTTGTTCTGCTTCTCTCTTCGTGTCAGCTTCTTTCTTTTCAGTTTTTTCAGTAAGCAATCTTGATGCCAATGCTTCGATTTCACCTGGATCGGTTAATTCGAGAAATTTACCTCGATCCAAACCTGTTAAAGCAGCTGCTTTACTTCTGGCACCTTTAGTTGCCCTCCTATCAGTAATGGCAGTTTTAATCTGCCGCTCAGTTAATTTGGATAAATCACCAATATCCTCATAACCTCTTATTCCACGCAGTTTATCTACATCACTGCCATATACGTCTCTTTTCTTTTGCCTATCTAGCTCTTGTGTTTTTTCTCCAACTTCTTTAGCGTAATTAGTTCCTGTAAGGAACGACATCACACGATCACCTATGCGATCGCCAGTATCTCTTTTGCGTCCTTTCCTTACATCATATTCTTCATTTTCTGCAATTTGTTCAGGTGTTAGTCCAAGTGCTTCTAATAACATCAGATTACTCCTCCACGTAATGCAGCTAAAGCTTCTTCCATTCTACGTTCTTCTGGTGTCTGACCTCCGCCAAACAAACGTTGGATTGTGTCGCTACCCATCTTGCCTAGGTTGGCCCCAACTGCTCCCCCTAAGGGTCCACCAATCATGGTTCCAGCAGTACCTGCAGCCATC